TCTTTGCGTTAGACATGGCAGTGACGATTGACGAATGCAAAGTATTGTATCCTGACTTTGACGATTTGCCTGAAGAAGCACAGCATATTATCTGCAACATGATGTTTAACATGGGTCGGCCTCGACTATCCAAGTTCAAAGATATGAAAGCCGCTGTAGACGCAAGGTCATGGAATTCAGCCGCTGACGCTATGGTCGACTCCAAGTGGTACACACAAGTACCGAATCGCGCACGGCGCTTGGTAGACCGCATGAGGGCGTTGGCTGATTAACTTTATTTTAAGGAACCAGCTTCATCAGTTGAATCAAAGCTACATGAAGCTGTTTCGCCTTGACAGCATTCCTCTATAACAAGGTGACAGACGGCGCACTGCACATGACCATGCACCTCAACAGGCTGCATCTGTGTCTGACATCGAGGGCATAAGCCATCTCGTATGTTTTTCTGCATTGATCCGTCACCCACCGAAATGTTCATTTCTTTTTATTCTTGCTACCTTTTGGTCTGCCTCTACCGCGCTTTTTCTTTTTGGGCTTTTCTTCTTGAATGCAATTTGGGAAGAACGCTCTTAAAAATTTAGCAAACATTATAATCTCCTTATTATATCCATTGAATGCTAGGTTGGTCTACGTCTTTTTCAAACCTGTTTATTTTCCAAACAAACCAGGCCATAGCTGTTTTACCGCTACCATACCAAGCTGATTCGTGGTCGCCTCGAATCAAAGTTAATCTTTTGGTATGGACCAGAACAGTGTCTGGTGGCGTGTGTTGAAAAATCTCCTCATATCTTTTCTGACCTTCAAGAAAAGCTAAACGAAGTAGAAAAATAAACCCCTCTCCATCTTTGCTTTGCTCTTGCAGTTTATACGCATGTTTAACAAATTCATTTGCCAACTTGTAAGGAGGGTTAGTGACAATCCACGGCGCTAAACTCTTTTGCTCCATTAGAAAGTCTATGTTGCGTAAATCACCATAGCCCCTGTCCACAAGATCAGTGCTGTATGTTTTTATACTATGATCTTTTAAAACCTCTGATATATGCCCCTCACCACAAGCAGGCTCCCATACATCATACGATGTTTGATTATTATTGCATAACAACCACGGGCAGCAATCAATCATCTTCTTGGTTGCGTCAGGCGGGGTTGGATAATAATCGTCTTTTTCTCTGCTGCTATCCAACTGAACCTATGCCCAAAGAATCATTGTTTTTAAATGTGTCACGGTATTCCCTATTAACCATACGCTTTATTTGCTGGCTAATATTTCTATCTTCTTGATCACAAATCTTACGAAGTTTATTGTAGGTAGTGATATCTATGCCTACAGATTTCCACTGTTTATTTTCTTTTTCCATATGAAAGACACCATAAAATGCCAAGTTATAACAAGTTCTATCATAAGAATAAATTTAATGCAAAAAAAACTGAGTGCTTGGGAATATTATTTGATAGCAAGTGGGAAGCAGAGCGATATGGACAATTGGTCATGTTGCAAAGAGCGAATCAAATTCGTGATTTAGTTACGCAGGTTAAGTTTGATATTAAAATAAATAATGAAAAAATCTGCACATATATAGCTGATTTTACTTACTACGAAAAAAATAAAGACGGTGTTGAAGAATTTATTGTTGAGGACGCAAAAGGGCTGGAAACTGCGGTTTTTCGCCTAAAAAAGAAACTGATGAAAGCTGTAAACAACATAGAAATAAAGATTTCTAAAAAATAAAGCTTGCAATTGTGAAAAACTTTTCCCATATTAGTCTTAACGATATTTTCAAGGAGACTAATATGACTGATATCGAATCAGTGCGTGAGTCTGATCTGTCTGAACTTTATGTTTTAAAAAAGCAACTTGAGCAGACAATCTCTGACGCACAACAAAAAGTTAAAATTATTAAAGATGTTCTTGAGTCCAGGTATCTTGAGAGAGCGCAAAATAAATTGCGTCAAGATGGCAAGGACTTTGGTAGCGTGGTTTTGCAGGACAAAGATTTTAGGATTAAAATCAACATTCGTAAGAAGGTTGAGTGGGATCCTGATAAAACTATCAGCGTTCTAAACAACATGGACGAAGATACTGCAAGGCACTACGCCACAGTTAAGTACACAATTCCTGAAGCTAAGTTTAACAATGCTCCGCCTGATATTAAGGCAGTGCTGAGTGAAGCTAGAACCGTGCATCTGCAAGGTATTAGCGTTGATTTGGAAAGGGAAGAAGATGCTTAACATTATCACCGCAGAACAAAGATTAAATGAAAAGAAGGGCCATAAGCTTGTGGTTTGTGGCCCCTCTGGGGTGGGCAAGACTTCTCTTGCCCGAACCCTTGACACTTCTAAGACATTATTTATGGACTTAGAAGCTGGAGATGCTGCTATTGAGGGCGTATCTATTGATGTTATCCGCCCACGAACATGGCAAGAGTGTCGTGATTTTGCAGTGTTTCTTGGTGGGCCTAATCCTTCTTTAGGTGAAGAGGCCACATACAGCCAAGCGCATTATGAATATGTTGTTCAAACCTATGGAGATCCTTCAGAGGTTCTGTCCAAGTATGATACCTTATTCGTTGATTCGATTACGGTTGCTGGACGTCTGTGTTTTACATATTGCACCAATCAACCTGAGTGTAAATCAGACCGCACTGGTAAGTTAGATACCAGAGCGGCGTATGGTATGCAGGGCAGGGAGATGATGGGCTGGCTATCACATTTACAACATATCAGAGACAAGAATGTCGTATTCGTTGGCATTCTTGACGAAAGAGTTGATGATTACGGTCGGCAGATTTATGAACTACAGATTGAAGGTTCAAAGACAGGCCGTGAATTACCTGGAATCGTTGATGAAGTTATTACGATGGCTGTCATGTCTGATGACAATGGAAGCCCGTACAGAGCCTTTGTATGTCAAACGCTGAACCAGTGGGGCTATCCTGCCAAGGATAGGTCTGGTAGGCTCGATCTCCTAGAAGAACCACATCTTGGTAGACTTCTAGAAAAAATGTCAGGCGGTGAGCCACAGGCAGAACGCCCGATGAATTTTGTAAACCCAAATGAAGTAGAGGACGAAACCAATGCTTAATCTAAATGAAATCCCTGTATCTGAAACAAGCAATGAACCATTGCCGTTGATTCCAGATGGCACGATTGTTCGTGGTATTTTAATGTTTGAAGGGGGCGATCATGTCAAACCTGAGTTTTCGCAAAGCGCTAGATTTTTTAAAAAATCTCAAAACACTAGTGCTGAGTGGATGCCTATCGCAATGACCATTGTTGGTGGTGAGTATGATAGGCGTAAAGTCTGGCAGAATATTTTTGTTCATGGCGATGCCATTGATGAAAAAACTGGTGTGTCAAAAGCAAGGCTTATTGGACTGAATACAATTCGTGACATTGTAAACAGCGCACATGGCTTGGATGCAAATGATATGTCACCAGAGGCGCAAGCTAAACGTCAGATTAATGGCGTTGAAGATTTACAGGGCATGGAAGTGTGTTTTGTAGTTGGTATTGAGAAGTCTAATGACCCTCAGTATAAAGACAAAAACCGTATTAAGTCTTTCTTGCCAGCAAGCAGCCCATCCTTTATTCCGCCAAATGCTTCTGGCGGGGCTTTAGGAGCGCCTACAGCGGCTCCTATGCCTCCAAAGGTACAACAGGCTATGAATGCACAGATGCCTCCTGCAACGGCTCAAAACGCCAGCAATGCGGGCATCACGCCAGCTTGGGCAAAAAGTTAACTTTAATGGCGTACTAACGGCATCTCCTTGATGAGTCGTTAGCTGGTTTGGGTGGCACCAGTGCCGTAAAGCCACCCACCTTAAATTTTACAGAAATACTGGAGGGTAAAATGGCTGTAAAGAAAACAAATGATACAATTAGCATTCCTGTTTTAAAGCAAGGCCTTATTAAACTGCGTTTAATCGGGCAAACACCAATGTACTTTAACAGCATGTCATCAAAGGCAAAGCGTGATTTACTTGTTGGTTCAGGTCGAAAGACTGCGGCTGAGAAGAAAGAAATCAAGCATAACCCAGAGCAAGAGTTTGTTGAATCTATGCACACTCAAATGAAGGGCGATACGTTGTTGTGTTTTCCTGCTGCTGGTGTAAAGGGTGCTATGGCTACTGCCGCACTTGAAACTGCTGGTGTAAACAAAACGAGCGTAAACAGGCTTATCTTTTTGCCGCAGACTAATATCAATATTTGGGGCAAGCCCTATTTGAAAATTGATGTAGTTCGTTCTGCTGATATGAACAAAACTCCTGATATGAGAACTAGAGCCTACCTACCAAATTGGTGCGCTGAGATTGAAATCAGGTTTGTTACGCCAACATTTAGCAACAGTTCTATTTCCGCGTTGGTAGCAAATGCAGGACAGTTAGTTGGTCTTGGTGATTTCAGACAGGAAAAGGGTAGGGGTTCTTTTGGGACGTTTACCATTGCTGGTGCTAGTGCAGGTGGCAAGTTTAGCATGGACAAAGAGCATCAGGATACTTGGGATCTTTTAATGAAGGAAGGTCGTGAGGTTCAGGAAGCGGCACGAAATAATCCAGAGTGTGCTGATGAAGAAACAGCAGAACTGATGCAGTTCTTGCAAGAAGAGCGGTTGCGGAGGGCTGCTTAAACTATCAGGCGGGGGGAAACCCCCGCCACGGGTTGCGGTTATCTATGGATAGGTCTGGCATGTCGAGGCGGTTGAGTTATGGTCGGGTTTGCTGTGTTTTTATAGGGCAAGTCAGGCAAGTCTAGGCGGTTGAGTAATGTTGCGTTTCGGTTGGGTCGCGTAGGGTTCGGCTGGCTAAGTTGTGGCGGTTGTGGTCCGTTTAATTTTGTTAAGACAAGTTCCGTTGAGTTAAGTCGGTTTAGTTAGGGTTTGTTCGGTTGCGCTGGGTTACGGCAAGGTGTGCTTTGGCGGTTAAGGCTGGATAGGCAAGGCGGGGTAGGGTCCGTCACGGCACGGCTAGGTGCAGTCAGGTTGGGCTGGGCGAGGCGGTTATAGAGAGGCATGGTACGGAAAGTCATGTTAGTTTGTGGTAAGTCTAGGCGGTTTCGGTATGTTCAGGTCTGGTAGGGTTACATGGGGTTGGGCATGGCGGTTAATTTTTAAAAGGAGAATGAAATGAGTAATTTTGCGAAAAAAACAAAACAGAGGATTATTGATGACTATCTGCAAACAACTGGGTTGAATATTTTTAAACCAGATGAGTTTGTTGATTGGCTGGCAACTCAGCCAGAACATGAGCTATATGATGCCTTCTACGGCATGGATGACAGTGTAGCGGCTCGTAACTGGCGCATTGATAAGGCGCGGCAGATGGCGAGTGGTCTTAGAATTGTGGTCGAGCAAACACATATCGAGCAAAGCGATAAAGTTTTAACGATTGAATATCCAGCGTACATTTCACCTGTTGCTACACGAAAGTCAGGTGGCGGCTATGAGCCATTTGATCCTGATGATGAAGACGCTCAATATGAGTTGAGAAAACAGGCTGGCGTTACTTTAGCGGCATGGCTTAACCGCTACCGTGGATCCGCTGAGAATATTGGTTTAGACTTAACGTCAGTTGAATATATTGTTAGGGTTTTAAGAGACGATAGAGATGAGAAGTTAGAGGCTGGATAAAATGCGCGGTGAAATAAACGTAGTTATGTTTTTTGCTGATAAAGAGGTGAAGAACATAAAAGCTTTTATCAAACTAAATGAAAACTTTGGTGATGAAGATATAATAGATGAGATGTCTAATTTTGTTGATTCTGTTATTAAACAGCACAGAGATAAATTTAGGATGGGCATAGCTACTCTAATGGTAGGTGGAGATGAACTTTTCCAGTTATCTTTCTCTAATAAACGAGGCAGAAGTTTATGGAATCTAACGATACCAGACGAAACAACAGTGCATTAAAAGAAGTTGCAAATTGTTTTGAGAATATAGGCTGGGAAAAAAGGTTATGTGATTTACAGGAGCGAGAAGTTCTTGGGCTTATAGCCATCATACAAAAAGCGAGGGATCTAACAGATGACTATACAGAACAGGGCGTTCTTGAATTTGAACAGAGTGTCACCCGTGTTGACGAACCCTTCTTTGACGACCCAATTCCATTCTGATGCTATCGAACTTATTTCCTATGAAATAGACAGAGCCATCTGCGAAAAAAACGATACTCAACCACAGAGGGCGTATTTAGGTGGCTCTTCTTTAGGTAGTCCGTGTTCACGACAAGTTCAGTACAGATATATGCAAGTTAAACCAGATGAAGACAAAATGTTTTCAGCCAGGACTTTGCGTATTTTTGATATGGGTCACTTCATCGAGGACTTGCTGGCTAAGTATATAAAAGAAGCAGGTTTTGATTTAAAGACACATGATTCTAATGGCAAACAGTTCGGGTTCTCTGTAGCAAATGAACAAATAAGGGGTCACATTGACGGCGTTATATGCTCTGGTCCCGTTACCATGTCATACCCAATGCTATGGGAATGTAAATCTGCTAATAGCAAAAAATTTAATGAATTTGTTCGCAAAGGTGTTGCCGCTGCGAACCCTACTTATGCGGGGCAAATAGCACTGTATCAGGCATATATGGATTTAAATGAAAATCCTGCCTTGTTTACTGTTTTAAACAAAGATACAAGTGAGATTTACTACGAGCTTGTCCCCTTTGACAGAGAGCTTGCCCAGAAGATTAGCGATAAAGGTGTAGAGATTTTAAAGGCAACAAAAGCAAATGAGATGTTGCCGCGTGTGGCGGTTAATTCAGATTATTTTACTTGCAAATATTGTGAGTTTCGCCAGACTTGTTGGTCATAGAAAAAAGGGCCGCTCGAAAGCGACCCCTTTAGTGTGAGAACGAAATCAGATGTTAAGGAAAACAAAAAACTGAGTTCAGGTACAATATAATGAGTGTTTTACGGTTTGACAATACTAAATATGGTAGCGCCCATGAATTAGTTCAGAAGATTAGCGATGAGGTTCCGCGTTCTGTACAGATAAGTATTTTGCAGGAAACTTATCCTAACGGTAGGATTCGGGGTCATGATTTCTTTATCGGGTCACTGGCGGGTGAAGCTGGTGAAAGTTTAAAGATAGATATCAATCCTAGTAGTCCACACTTTATGCGTGGGCAAGACTTCAATGGCGGCGAGGGAATCGGCGGAATCGTTAAGATTTTGATGGAGGCCCGTGGTATGCGGCTGCCTGAAATCAAAGAAATGTTCGGGTCTTATTTATCAGATGATGTTAGGCCAGTTGTTAATGAACCATCTTGGCGTATGCCTAACGGCGGTATTGATTTAAACAGTTTGCCTGTTCAAGCAGAAGATCAAAAAGAAAAAGTTCGGATTGATGCTGCAACAGAACATAGTGGTCAGTGGGACTATATCAGTCGGGACGGTGAGGTATTAGTTACTGTCCGCCGTTATGATATCGGTGGCAAGAAAGAGTTTCGCCCGTGGATTCCAGGCGTTAACTATCCAAAAGCGCCTGATGTTCGGCCTTTGTATAATATTCCGAACATTTTAAATGAGCAGCGTGTTGTCTGGGTAGAGGGCGAAAAGTGCGCCCAAGCTTTAATTGATGCTGGTATTACAGCTACATGCACACTAGGAGGTGCTGGTGCTTTAACCAGAAAAAACGCAGATAAGTTTGATTTCACACCTCTTCGAGGCAAAGAATTAATTATATGGCCTGATAACGATGACGCAGGTAGGAGGCTTGCTGAAATTGTTCGGGAAGTGGCGCTCGATGCTGATGCTGACAGCGTTACGATACTACACCCTCCTGCTGGTAAACCGCCCAAATGGGATGCTGCTGATGCGATAGCAGAGGGTTTGGACATAGATGAGTTTATCAACAACGGTGTTGGGCATACGCACAAAGCTATTAATCTTCTTAACGATAGTCTTCTTATATCTAGGTTTACAGGTAGTGCGCCTGTGCAAAACTTCTTGATTGACGGGACTTTTCCGTTGGGTGTGCCAATCATATTCGCTGCCGCAGGTGACGCAGGTAAGGGCATGATGACCCTTGATCTATCTATGAAGGTGGCATCTGGAAAGCCGTTGCAGAACGCTTTCGGGGGTACAGTAAAAGAGTTCGGGGATGTGGTTATCTTTACCGCTGAAGATGATGAGGCAGAGATGCACAGGCGTATTGAGAGATTGGATGAAGCAGGCGAGAGATTTGATTACCCGAACAAATTACATGTTGTGCCGCTGCCAAATGTCGGTGGCGTGTTTCCTATTTTACGCGATAACATGGGTGATTACTCAGAAACAGATGAGTTTAAAAAGATTTACGAACAAATTTTACAGCTTAGTAATTTAAAGCTTATTGTATTTGACCCGCTGGCATCTTTCGTTCATGCGGATGTAAACGCTGATCCTGCCGCAGGTGCGGCTTTAACTGGCTTACTGTCTAGGGTGGCAACAGAAACGGGTTCATCTGTTATTGTGTGTCATCATATGACCAAGGTGCAAGGTGATAAGGTTATATCAAAGCCTGAAGAGGCTCGTAATCTTATTCGGGGTACATCAGCTTTAGTTGATGGTGTTCGTTCTGCTTTTGCGCTATGGCAAGTGGATGAAAAGACTTCAGTTGGTCGGTGCAACGACTTAGGGGTTCCCTATGAGCGTAATCGGTGTTTTGACGGTGCTGTTGTTAAATCTAACGGCCCTGCGAGCAGGCACATAAGACATTTTGTTCGGGATATGCTTACAGGTTTACTTGAGGACAGAACCGAACAAATTAGAAACTTGGGCCAAAGCAATCAGGCACACTTACGCAAAGATGCGATGTTTAATTGGATTGCTGATTGTGAACGCAATGGTCGGGCTTTGTGTCAGCAGGGTGGAGCAGATGGCATCATAAACAGGCTTACCGACCCAGAGACACCAGAGATATTAAAAGGTCTAGGTCAATCGACTATAGACAGAATTGTTCGGGATTTAATCAATGAGCGGCGTATTGAGAAGTATTCATTCAGCACGGCGGGTGGTCGCAAGTGGCTTGGAACTACAAACGGCGTGATGAGTCGGGGCGAATACGAAGCAGTTACAGCGAGAGATAATGTATAAATGAACAGAAAAGAGATACTGAAAGACGCTAACAACAAGATTAGCCAGGAGAGAGCAGCGGAATATGGGGATGCTTTTCAAACACATGTTCGGGTTGCGAAGATGTGGTCAGCTATACTCGGACATGAAGTAACGGTCCCGCAGGTGTATCAGTGTATGATTGCTGTTAAGTTAGGTCGATTGAGTTTCTCACCAGAGCATATTGATTCATGGGTAGACATTGCGGGTTACGCAGCTTTAGGAGGAGAAGCACCGCAGGAATAAAAAAGCAGACGAGTTGTTCGGGGTTGCCCGCTCGTCTGCTTTCTTTCATGGTGACTATATATTGTGAACCGCGCTGTTTTACAAAACGCGGCTACGGTCTACCCGAACTGTTCGGGCAGAAGGATAGAATAACATGAGCAGCAAGACAGAAAAACAAAAAAAACAGGAACAAGAATATAAAAAATGGAAGCGCAGCCAGGGCAAACCCGAAGAATTGTTCGGATCTAAGCCCGCGCAGCCTGGAAGAAAAAACTTGTTCGAGAGAAAATGTTCGGTTTGTGGCAGCACGCAGGCCTGGAGATCATCAGACTTTGGGAGAACATGGCAATGTTTCGCGCACGCAAAAGACTAAAGCGTTGGTTTGACTTTAAGAGACTTAGAAACAGAAAAAGGGTTATTAGGTATAAGTCGCCTGTAGTTAAATTTTAATTTTTTTTATTTTTTTACTCGCCAGAAGATCAATTCTGGTTATGGGCTGTGATATACTAAGTATAATAATAATGAGAAATGTTTTTCCAAAATTTACCCGTTAAATATTTCTCATGTTACAATACTAAAGTAGAGAACGAACGCTCATAGAGCAGAAAGATAAAAACATGATTAACTTAGTTCAATTACAGCCAGAATATCGTTTTGACACTAAAGACATGGATCCGTATTGCGATAAAGATTTAGAAGAATGCGGATGGTATGTCAGAAAAGAAATCAAAACAATCATTGAAAAATGGCAAGTGCAGCCGAATCCAGAACGTGATGCAAAAGGTAAAGTACCACGCAACAGGCAAACGCCTTACTGGTGTTCTTACAGAGATGTATTTATCCGTAATGGCTTTCAAGCTAACGACATTGCAATTTTACAGCATGAAGTAAGCCAAGCTTTGAGAAAGCGCATCGAAGAAAAGAGAGATGCTATCGAAGAATTAGAGAAAATGCCGCAAGTGGATAATTTAGATTGCATCATTGCATCACCGCCAAAGGTGATTAAGTTTCTTGAAGAACTTATGGAACAGCTTGAGCGTGATCAAGATTATGTTAATCAACATTTGAGCAGGGTTTTAAAACAAATTTCATAGTGATAGTATGGGGTAGAGATGGGCTTGGGACCGGCTAGTTAAAAAATTCTCTACCCCGTACATAATACGCATATGAGTAAGGGGCGGTTTATACCCGCCCCCATTTTTAAATATAACCGTTAAGCAATGCATTCATATAGCCTTCACTCTTTTCTTTACGTTTAGAGCTTCTTAGTGATTCGATTCGTCTTCTCTCTGCGGTAACATATTCATTATCTTTACCGGATGGCAGACGGTTGCCCTGTCCGCACGATCCTAAATTACCTCGATAAGGTTCGTTTACATCCATAGAATAGTTGAAGCTTGTCAGAAAGTTTTCATCATCGAAATCTGGGTCAACAATATCGTAATGTGCTTGCAGTTCGTTCATACTATTTACGTTAATGCGATTTAACACATTTAGTCTACGGGTAGTTCGAGCATCATTTTTAATAATGCTCTTACTGTGTTTTGGAATGGGGCCAATATCTTCTTCTTTTTCTAAATTGTTCATTCTCACCTCTAATCGTTAAACTGACGTTCTGTTTTAAATTTACAGTCTTTACCATCGTAAAAGATTTTATACTTACGATTGTCGGACCTATAGACCGTAATGTTTCCAGAAGTGGGCCAGCTTTTATTTACCACAACCTTTTCTGGAAAGTGTGTGCCTGTGTCGTACTTACAAAGCTTAGACAAAAGCCTTAAAGCTTGATTATGCCATACAGCAGGCAGGTTACGCTTAATTTGTTTTTCAGCGTAATTTCTACGCTCAATCATTTTTGATAATCTTGCCTCTTCTTTTTTAAGAGGATTAATGTGGAATACTAAACTCATTTTTTTATCCTTTTTACTGAAAATGTTTTCCTATAATCTTGACTATGGGCTATACATCACTATATTGTCAATAGTGATGAACGAAATTTATGAAAGGAATATCACAATGAGTAAATTATATTTGGCCTACGGGTCTAATCTTAATAAAAGGCAGATGGCTGTACGATGTCCAACTGCCAGGCCTGTTGGCTCTGCTATGATTTATGGTTGGGAACTCGTGTTTCGCGGCGTTGCTGACATTGTTAAATCAAAAGATACAAACATGTATTTACCTGTGGGTATCTGGGAAATCGAGCTAGAGGACGAATTGTCTTTAGATGTCTATGAGGGCTATCGTGGTGATGACAGTAATCTTTACGACAAGATTAAGGTCGCTGGTATCATGACTTACCAAATGACATCAGATGGCATCTATGCACCTAGTACATCTTACTTTAACTCTATCTTAGAGGGTTATCGTGATTTTGGGCTGGACACTAGCTATTTGTACGATTCGGCTGGTTGGGCTGGGTATCAAAGCAATCAGTCTGATAACGTGTTTGGATTGGAGGCTGTGTAGCTATGAAAAGCAATCATTATAAGTTGGTAAATAAGATTACTAAAACAGTAGAGGCCCAAGGGTCAGCGGCAGAAATGCGTAAACTACGCAGAAAAGATCGTGATAAATACGTTATCTATTTATCCCCAAGCAGTAACATTGGCGATAAAGTAAGTTAAAAGGGAGGGTTTGTAATGGACTATGAAGAAATGTATGACCGTTTGCTTGATGTAACTGAAGAGTTTAACAAGCAAGGTGCAACGCCTTTTCAGGTCGCAAATGTAATGGCAAGGTTCGTGGTCGAATTATCATTCGACTGCGCCCCTGATCCAAGACAGGCAACTTATTTAATTATGACCGCGATTACTGATCGCTTTGACCGTGATTTTGACGAAGAAATGAAAGAGAGCGCATAATGAGCATGATGCAAAAGGTTTACAAAGTTGTTCGACAGTATCTTAATAAAGAGGAAGCCAGATACTTTGCTATCAGGTTTACTGAAATTCAATTGAAAGACAAAAAGGAGATTAAGAAATGATTTATAAAGGCATATCTTGGGCTTGTATTTTGTTTGGCCTAATTATGTTTGGATCATCTTATGAACTTCTCAAATACCAGCAAACTGCTGGTGAGATTGTCGCCATGATTATGGTCGGAATTATGGGGTCTGTTGTTATCGTAATGGGCCTGTTTGGACTGTGGGAACTGAGGCGTAAAAAAGCTTAATTTACTGTCACACTGTCAACTGTCAAATGACAGTAAATCGGGTGACAGTAAAATATTTATGTTTATCAGATAGTTATGACTTTACTGTCACAACTGTCAAGTTAAAGTAAAAAATGTGACAGTTTGTGTAACCTGTTGTAATCATTGCAACTATCACAACTGTCACAACTGTCATATATATATATATGTATGGGGACGTGACAGTCCCCCATATATATAACTAAAATGGAGAGTGTTTTTATGCCGCAAGCAGGTGAAGATTTAACTAAAGAACAACGTCATGCTGGATTGAAAAAGCTAACACCTCAACAGCAAAAATTTCTTAACAACTATTTTAATGGAGATATGACGCAAACAGGAGCGGCTAGAGAAGCAGGGTATAAAAACGCTTCTGTAAGCGCTGTAAGGCTGTTGCGTAATCCTGTGGTGCAGGAACGTCTAGAAGAGATGAGACTCGAAGCCAGAACGAAGTATGGGGTTACTATTGATAAGTCTGTAAGAGACTTGAAACAGATGAGAGATCAGGCTTGGGAACTGGGTAGGTTCGGGGAGGCTATTCGGGCTGAAGAGTTAAGATTAAAAGCAACTGGGCTACTGGTTAACAAAAGCCATGTCATGCACGAAGACGTAACGCAAATGGGCAGAGAGCAAGTGCTTGAAAAACTTGAGGAGTTTAAGCGCATGGCTCAACGTAGAATGAAAGACATAACGCCAGCTTCTAATGACGTGGTGGATATAGCAGAAGATAATAAATAAAGCCATAATCGGGCATGTAACACCGTTTCGGGGGGTAGGCG